ACTCAATACAGCAATCATAGGCTGTTTAGAAAATATAGAAGTTCCAACGGCTTCATCATAAGTTTTAACGCTTATGGTAACTTTCTTAACGGTGTTATCCGTATCAATTTTTAATACTTCAACCAGTTCTAAAACTTTACTATATGTAGGCATTAAGTAATCAGCTCAAATTCTGCAGATTTGTTTAAGAATGCAATTGCCCATTTGTCATCAGAATCAATAAAGCAATAATGTATTGTACCTTTATCAGGTCCATCTATTACTTCCCAAATCCAACATACAAAGCCATTTGGAACTTTCTTATCTGCATCAGCAATTGCGAAAAAGAAAGCTTTCATTCTACCTTGTGCACTCCAGTAGCTACCAAATCGAATTTCGTCAGACTTCCAAATATCTTTGTACTTGGTTTGAATGTCTTTGTAATCTTTACCGATTACATGTTTCTTCTCTGCTTTTTTACCAAAAGGTACTATTCCCATTCCAAGAACCTTAACCTTACCATCGTAAACAGGCATTCCTGATATACCATAGTTCTTTGCACTGCGTCCTTTCCACATGGGGGTTACAGTTAGACCAGGTCTTAATTGAGCAATAGTAACTTTAGCTTCGTTTAAAGTTTCTTCCCATTGAGTAAACGATTTCATTTTTGTTTTCCTTTGTTAACCTGCGGTAGATCCCATTGCTTGTTTAGCCGCAGCGCGTTCTTTATCGCGTTCTTGTTTACGTTTCTCACGCTCCTTTTCGACTTCGTCTTGAGCCTTCTGTCTTTCGACTTCGGCAGCATGTTTTAGTTTAATCCTTTCTTTGTCTTTATCTTGACGATCCTTCATCAATTCAAGTTCAGACGCTTGTCTTGCTTTAAGATTAGCTGCAGCAACCGCATCTTCCATTTTGACCGTACCCATAATATCTCGAATACGTTTCTTATGTTTCTTTTGATTCTTTTTAGAAACACCTGGTTCGCCATCAGGTCCTATTCCTAAACCGGCAATGTTACCACCACCGACTGCATTAGCAGGTTCTTCGTCAATCTCGCGTTTTGCTGCTTCAGCAATTAACGTTTCGTTTTCGTATAGAAACCTTTCTAGCGCAATTTCTAAATCTTCTTCAACAGATTCCTCTGTTAAATAGTTAGTAGCTTCGATTCTTTGCTGTTCGCGTATCAACCATAAGGCTGAAGCGTAAGACGCAAGTTTAGTTTGTCCGCCAGGAAGTTTACCTAATAGTTTCTTCAGATTCAATATCATTTGGTCAAAAATACCAAACGCGGATTTCTGACTATTCTTTACGAAGTCTTTACGTTTGATTAGGATATTACCCTTCTCATCAATAATTCCTTCATTATATGCTTCCCACTTCGTAAAGGGCGTAACTAGCCGCTTTATGAAATTGAAAACTAGAAATAAATCTACTACCATTTAAATTTCCCTGAGCCTTGTTTCAATAAACAGATCCCCATTAATTGAGTCTGCGTTTACCACCATATCATCGTATACTAACAGTTCTGGCATATAATTCAAATATAGTACGAATGGTTTTAAATATTCGTGATACTCATGTAATCTCATGAATAACATATTTGTTGCCTGCGGACCAAACACATTGAATATAACAATGAGATGGTTTAGAATTAACCTTTCCTTCAGATCTTTATCTTGTCTATATCGACTAAAGAGTTTACGAAGATATTGAAATCTCTTAATATCCTCTTCGAACTCTGACATCTCAGTACACTGAGGGTTGTCATAGTGTTTCATCGCGTATAGCAGAAAGGTTGATTCAGTCAAATTCATAACAATAAAGGCAATCTTTTTAGATTAAGCGTCAGCTACAATCGCGTCTTCTACCGCTGTATCGCCTGTCACACCTAAGTCACCAGCAGCAACTGCTGTAACTTTCATCGGAACTAAGCATTCCGCGTGGTGTCTTCCACCTGCTGTATGGTATAACCACCAACCTGGACCTGTAAGACCTTTAGCTTTGTTAGATGCAACACCTGCCTCTGTCAAGTCAACGAATACTGCGTTGTCTTTATCATTGGACTTATTAGTGTTATTAACATCATCCTCGAGCCACTTTGGTGCGTCAGCAGCTGTGTCTGTTTTTCCCCATAGTGCCATTGTTATTCTCCTATTATTATTTTTATTATTTTAAAACTTTGTAAAGTTCATTAACTAAATCGGCTTTCTTTTTTCTTTTGTCGAGTACAATACCTGCTTTACGACCAGCTTCTTCAAGTCCAGCTTTTGTTAGTTTACCTAACGCAGCTTTAGTAACTTGAGGACCTTTTGCAGTAGCAGCCTTCTTTGGCTCCTTCACTGGGTCTACTTTAGCAGGAGTGACTTCGTCTTTAGAAAATAAGCCTTTAATCCATTCAATCAAAAACATAATTTACTCCTATAATATAATGGATTAACCGCCGCAATTGCTAGCAGCTAAATCCTTTTTCTTTGCTGGCTTTATCGAGTCCTGAGCTTCAGTACCCTCAGCCTTTTCGTTGTCTCCCTTCCAGTTTGCATCAACGTAATCAAAGAATTCCTTCTTCTTTGCGTCATCAAGCTCTGCTGGAGATTCGACTCCAAATTTTTTCAAAGCAGATTGAAAGAACTTCTGATATTCGTTTTCTTCTTCAACAGTTCTTTCACTAACCACTTCTTGTTTCTTTTGAAGAGCAGCCGACATCTTAGTGTCAATCTTACTCTCGATAATTTCTTTCCAATCGGACATTTTAGTTTCCTCGTTATATTGTTCTGGTAAAGTTTTGATGAATTTCATTATATCTTTATTATCACCAAAAACACTTAACTCCATTCCAGTTGAAGTTTTTTTAGAAAACGGATTAAGTTTTGCTTTCTTGGCCAGCATCAACGCATTCTTATAACTTTTGTCGTCCATGTCAACTAATTTAAAACTACCGTCTGCCATTTGTGTCTCCTTAAAATGTTTTGCTCTAATTTATATGTTCTATGTTTATTTATAACAATTTGGTTACTCGGATTTCCAAATTATTAATACCCTTAATCAATCTGTGGTATTCATTTTCTTCAATGTAAAAGTGATCGCCTGGCTTTAATAGAAAAGGTAAACATCCTTCGGGTTGAAATTGCCAACCATCGCCTTTTAATACCTCAATCTTTCTATCTTCTTTATCTCTATGCCAGACAAACTTCGATTCATCTTCATTAACATCAAATATACGAATATCATTTAGGTCCGTATATGGCTTACCAAAAGAAATCCCCTCCTCCTTTGAGTCCGAGTTCTTTTGCATACTTAGGTAATCTACATGCCCAGTACCCTGCAGACATCTTATCTGTTTTAGTATCGCAATTGTGTCTGCTTGCGAAGTTCTTCGCTGCATCTCTGTCATTAATCTTAGCCGTAAGACCACCCTTTTCATCACCGAACTCAATCTTTTTAATGTTTCCTGTGTCAGGGTTTCGTACATAAACAACATACTTTTTATCTCCACTTGAACGCTTTGGTGTATTTAACTCAGGTTCTTTTTCTGCTGCAAGTAATCCCATTGAATCATCAAATTCAATCATAGGACTTTCTAAAGGAACTGTTACACCTTCGTATAATCCAAACCCATCGTATTTCCAATCTGTAAATTTTTTCATTAGTGATCACTCTCATCATTCTTATCTGTTTTATCGCTGAGTATGAATCGTCTATTAGGATTCACCGCAACTTTGAACTTTGTCATTAGTTTGCGATTCACTAACATCTCTGAAGCAGTATCTTTTAATGATAACGCGATTTCGGCAATATGTTTCTTGTTATTGAAAAAGATCTCATGTTCAATTACAGGTCTTGTATCAAATGCCTTCTGACCACGAGTTGGGTTTGAGACATATATTACTTCACTCTCAAACTTATGACCGTTCTTTTCCCAAAATACCATTTTACCTTTTGTTTCCATTTTATCAACATGGAGCATACTTGCTTTTGCACTGTTACCAGAATCAAACTTTGCACGTACAGGATTCTTTTCCATACCTTTAAATATAATCGTTTCAATATAACCTGCTTCTTGTCTAAAGATTGGTCTTCTATTGACATCCTTAGAAAAGAATTGTATAATTGTCTCTACAACTTTCTTATCAGATACTTTACCTTGTTTCTCTTCTGTCCAAGGATCATAACCTTCAAAGTGAGAACGAATACCTGGAGAACCATTTACTTCGATAATATAAGGATTGCCTTTCTTATCAACAAAATGATCTACTCCACAATAAACTGCGCCTGTTGCTCTTGCGGCTGCTTTAATTACTGCGATCTCTTTCTTTGATAAATCGTATGGTTCTGTTGTTGCACCTTGGTGAACATTGTTTCTAAAGTCTTTGTTATCTGGTGCTCGTATTCTTTCTGCCGCAGCAATGATCTTACCACCTACAAGTAGAGTACGTATATCTGATTTCATTTCAAAGAATTCTTGTATTAACAAATCAGCATCGTATTTCCATAACGATTGACATACACCTGTTAAAGATGACATACTATCAATCTTCATTACACCAACACCTTGAGTTCCTTTAAGTGTTTTAACAATAACAGGGAACTTTCCACCTACTCGTTTATGAGCGTCTTCGATAGATTGTTCGTTGGGTATAGATGATGTTCTTGGAATCGGTATATTATTACGACCTAACAATAATGCGTTGGACATTTTGTTATCACAGACTAACATAGAATCTAAATCGTTAACAAGCAAAAAGCCAATATCTTGTAAGGAGGATATAAACGCTTGGGAGGAAAGCGTACCGATTGCTCCTGCTCTTACAAATACAATTGAGTTATGTGTTTCAATCTCAATATCTTTATCTTTGCCATCAACGTTACGAAGCTTTACAGTTCCGATGTCAATATCAGAGTCAGCAATCCACGATTTTGTTATATCAACGAAATCGTATTTGATATCTCTCTTAACAGAAACTTCTTCAACAATATCAGCAAAAGTACCGTCACCATCTCCTGTACCTAATACAACAACGTGCAGCTCGTTATAAGGAACAATTTCTGCTTCCTCTTCGAGCGGGGATATTCTGTATTCAGATATGGTTTTCATTATATTATTATATCAACTCTGTGACTAAATGTCAACTACTTTTTACGTTTATCTGCAAGTCCTTTTCCTTTACCAGCTTTAAGGGCTTCGTTAACGGATTCGTCCATTGAAATAGTAACTTCTTCTCTATATAAATTGGGGTGCTTTTTCTTGGCATCCCTATCCATTTGTTGCATAATCTTCTTTTGTTCAGGCGTTGGCTTTCCTGCTAAATTCCAACCACCACCTTTCTTAAGCGCTTTAGTTCTTTTTCTAAAAGCTGCTGCCTTTTTAGGATCAGTCTTATCTAATTTGCTAAGGTAATCTATATCATCCTGCCAAGGATCTGCAGCCTCGACCATACTTTCGTTATGCGGATAACCTTTTAATGGCTCCTTTGAAGGCACTAAAGCTTGCTTAATTTTTTCATAAGTTAGCTTATTGATATTTCTTTAAATTCTTTTGTTCTTGCGTCAAGACTTTTCTTGATCTCTACGTCTAATCTTTCTTGCCTTGTTAATTCCTTTGCCATCTTATCCTCCGAATTCATGTCCTGCGACTCGCTTCATTTGTTTTTCAAATTCTGCTTTGTCTGGTTTAGTTTTATATAGTTTGATTGATAGGTTATCTTTATCTTTGCCTTTGATGCGCCAATTATAACCTTGTTCTTTATGTTCTGGTTTTGTTGTTTTAACAACACGACGTTCGTAACCGTCTTCCCAAGATTCAGAACCTTCGGATAGTTGTTCATCAACAAGTAATGCTAAAACATGTGGGTCTAATCCAAATTGTTGAGCAATCTTGCCTGAGTAGTATTCTTTACCATGTCTTGGCTTGGGTCCGTGTTTAAACATGATTTCTTTTACTTTAGCAACGGCCGCAGTATATTTCTTTTTGAATATTGTATCAGCAGCTAACTTCTTAATTAATTGATTCGTGTTCAATTCTTCAAGCTCCGTTGATTCTGGTACACAGTTGGGAACGTCTTTACCGTTCTTCTTTTTCATTCCAACTTTTTTGTATCCAGACCAACAGCCGTCTGCTTCACAATACTGTTTAAAGGTTTTCATTGCTCTTCGGTATCTTCGCCAAGCTTTCCGCCTGCTGCTACAAATGCTGCTATAGCCATATCGCGGCGTTTCTTTTCGTCGGCATCTTTAAATTGTGGAGCATCAGAATCTTTGAAATCTGTTATCCATGCGCCAAGACCGTCAGATACTTTTAGCTTCTCTTCAAGATCAACTGATTCAACAACACCATTTTTAACAAAACCTAATGGTTCAAGGATACCCATGACGTCATCACGAATATCAGGATCTAATACATCTATAGCACCTTGTAATAATTTCTTATTACCAGATCTAAAAAAGGTTTCAACACGTTTAACACCTGAATGAAATCGCCTCCGGCCTCTGAGCATATAACCAAGCTTGTTTAGAGCTTCAACAGCCTTAGCAACTTTAGGATCTACTCCAGTTCCTTCATTCATAATACTATCAATGAAATCATCTAATTCATCAACGTCATCAGATTTGATTTCGCCGTTATCCAATGCCCATGCCATTAACTCGTCTTCGACTTTCTTTGGTAAATCTTTACCTCTACGAAGAGCATCAATATCTCTACGGTGTTTAGTTATTAACTTCCTCCAATCGTTATCTCTTGGATACATTTTAATAACTTTCTGAATGTTTTCCGTTGTTAACCTAACTTCGGCAAGTGCCTCAAATATATATGTCATTATCCAAACCTCTTTGCGAATGTTTTAAGGTCAACGGTTTCAATAGAACCAAACTCATCAATTACTTTATACATAAGTTTGCCTCTCATATCAATTGCCATTGCCATATAATATTTACCTCCAAATCTTAAACCACTAATCTCTGAACCGTAAATATTTAAATGTTTAATCTGTGGGGCTTTTCTAATTTCTTGAAGTTCAACATCTTCATCAAACATACCTGAATCTTTCATCATCTTGAGAGCATCTTTCTTTGCTCTTTCCATATTAGACTTATTCATCTTTTCAACAGCTTGCCTAATCATCTTAAGACGTTTTGCCTTATCAGCTGGTGACATTTCTTCTTCAACATCATCCTTAGGCTTCTTGCCATTCTTCTTATCTTGATAGGCTTGAAGAGCAGGTGGTAATTTACCTTCCTCAACACTTTCCTTTCTTGCGAATGAAGCGGCGTATTGACCAGGACGAGCTCTAGGATACATTGCTTTGAATACATCCTCATGGCCCATTATAAAGGTAATCAAATCTTCAAGTACGACGGTGTCTAATTTAGCAATAATCTTTTTAGCGTCGTTAAGTTTGCCTTGAGATATAAATTTAGCAACAGCTTGATAATCTGCCTTATCTCCGCCTGATTCTTTCTTGGCAGCAGTATCAATTTCTTTTGCCAGCTCTTTTGATGATTTAGAAAGGTTCTCGCTGATTACATCAACGCCTTCCAATACTTGTCTAAAATTTTTCATTTGGTTTCCTGGTCCTTAAATTCTTTAAAAGTTTTTAATTTCTTTTTGCGCGCGATCTCTTGACCAGGCGTATCCTTTTGAAGTCTTGCTCGAGCTTTATCGGTTCCCCAATCACCAGCTCCACCATCTTCTTTAATATTATTTATACGATCCATTATTTAACTTTGTCGGCCAAATCTTTATCAGCTTTACCCCATGTACCTGGTGATTTTGTAGCAAAACTATTTACTCTTGCCAACCCCCATTGTACTGGAGTTGTACCAGGACGATGGCCTGTTCTCCAAGCTGCAACACCTCTATCAAACACTTTCTTTAATATACCGTAAGGCATACCTGATTTTTCTGCTTTATCTTTTAGGGATTTTTCTGGATTTGATTTTTCTGATACGAATTCTACTTGTTCAATCAATTGTTCTAACTCGTCTATTCTTTGTTCTGTAATCTCTGATTCAATAGTTGCTCGTTGTTTCTCTAATGCTTCTGCTTCTTTGGCAGAACGATACATCTTGAATCTATAATCGAAGTTAACAGTATTGTCTTGTCTTAATAGTTGATGTGGTCTTTTTAAACCTGCACGTTCCATATTACGATCTACTGCTTCGCCAAACATTTTCTTAAACTTGTTTGAATGCTTAGATGGTTTTGTTTTAGCTTCTGCATCACCAGGTGCCTTATCATAAGCATCAGGATTGTCGTCGTCCATCTTTGACTTTTTATTGAAATGTGCTTGGCGTTTATCTTTAGTAGAACCACCTAGATCTTTATAATACCCAGGTTGTTGTTTTTGCTGTTTGGATTCTTTATCGGCTTCTTTTTGCATTCTTTCTTGAATAGATGCTGCTCGATATAAGTCAATGTTGAAGGATTCATTTGCAGATCTTAAAGCCTTTTGAACTTCAGGATGTTTTGATAGATTACGTTTGAGTTTATCAATTTCTTTAACTGCGTAATTCATATTACCTGATAAATCCAACGCAAGTTCAATTGCTAATTTAACATTCTTATCTCGATTGGCTGCAGCTTTTGCGCTTGGGTTTGATTTATAATAACTGGCAACTTCAGCGCCTGTTAGTTTTTGTTTACCCATTGCTGATAAAGGATCGACCTTACCTGCCTTAACTCTTTCTGCAAGAAACTGACTTACCGCAAAATTGGTTTGTTCGTTAATACCTAATCCATCACGAACCGCTGAATATAAGTCTAACCTTATTTTATCGTTTCTTGTTGGAATTCCTTTAACGAATTCGTCAAAATTACCATCTGCTGCCAATGCCCTCATCTTGCTTGCTGACATTCCGTCAACACCATCAGAGTCAGGATCACGTTCACCAGCAGAAACAACTTCAATACTATTAAACGTATAATCTTTACCGTTATATTTGTTTAGGAGAGTATCGAATTCTTTAACTCTATCTGAACCAACAACTAAAACTAAATCCTTATAGCCTTTCTTTTGTAATTCTTGTGCAACTTGTATAATTGTTTTTGCGTTTGATTTAACAATCATCCTTTTACCGAATAGAGCTTGACCAAACTTAATCTTATCATCATACGATAATGGATTCTTTTTAGCATCTTGTGTTTTTGATAGGTATACTAATGGAGTACCTTTAACTGAGATTGCCTTTTTGATAATTGCATTAACTAATTTTGCGGTG